GATACATAGAGGCATAAGATGCTAAATATGTTCCAAAATTAGTTAATCTTTGTTTCCACATATCGGCAAAAGAATAACCCGCCATATTTGCTTTATTAACATCGATTGTTAATTGATCAAATGCAACTCCTAATTGTCTAACATCTTTAACACTTTTTGATGTATCAACATTTGAAATACCTTCAGCAATAAAATTATAACGATCTTTATATTCAGAATTTTGCATTGCTTTAGTATTAAACGATGCCCATTTTTCCATTCTAGACAATAAATTAGTTCGAGAAATAGAAGAGGCAGGATTATAATCATTAGTATTTAATCCTCTTAAACCTCCTTGCATTTCATTATACAAGGCACCAGTTGTGGCAACACTTTTATCATCCCATAAATTTAAATTAGAATTTTTTAATTGCTCTAATAATCCTTCAATTTCTATTAATTTACTTTTATAAGCTTCTACCTTTCCATCAGCTTTGCTCCATGCTTTTTCAATAGCACTAGATAATTCATTTTGCATATTGATTAAAGCTTGTGTATTAACTTGTTGTCGAGCATCAACTTCTGTTGCCCCAGTACCTTTCATTCCTTGGATATATTTTTCGTCAAATTCGGATATTGTCTTTTCTTCCCCAGTAGTAAGAACCCTATTATTAACTTGTCTTGTTCTAGCTTGAATATATGGCTTTATTAATTTTTCGTAATCTTTTGCTGTCGCTTGTTGAATAGCTTTATTTTGAAAAGTAATACTATCTTGCCCAGTTTTAAGAGCGTCTTGATACGTACCCTGTTTCATTTGTTGCAAAGCCACATTTAAATCATTAATCTTCAAAGTAGTTGTAACAGCATAATCCCCTAAAGTTTGAATAAAACTTAAAGTAGCTGTACCATCACTACTAACTTTCATAGATTTTTCATTCAGTTGCCCAAATCCTAATTGAGATAAATAATCTTTTTGAGCCAATAATTCATCTTTATTTTTCCCTACATTTTGAGCATTTAAAGCTTTATTTCTATCTTGTAATGATTTAACAATTGCGTCAGTTTCTGCTTTAATATTTTTAGCTAATTCTTTTCCATTATTCTCTGTAAATCCCATAGCTTTAGGATCAGATATTTTTTGCATCAATTGACTAGCCTGAGCCAATAAAGGATCTTTTTTATCTAAAGCTGTTGCTTTAGCTACAGCATCTTGAATACGCTGATAATTTGTTTCAAAACCTTTTTGATAAGCAGATTGAGATTGGGCATAAGTTTTTTCAAAAGCAGAAACATCTTTTTCTTGTTGCGTCATTGTTTTTTGAGCTTCTTTAGAGCTATCTTCTTTTAAATCTTGAATTATTTGTTTATTATTTTCGTACCATTTTTGCCTAAAAGCCAATTCTTGTTTTAACTTATCAGTTTCTTCTTGAGTAGCCCCTGTAGTTGAAGCAGTGCTTATTTTTAATTTTAATTGTTGAATTTCTGCATATAAGCTTTTTTGCTTCTCTAATAAATTATTAACCATTGTTAAATTATCTGCATCTTTGCTTGTATCTGCTTGAGTCTGTTTAGGTTGTTCTTGCTCTTTTGGAGGAGCATATTTAGAGGTAGTTCTTTGCCCTTGAGAATCATACACAAAACGACCTCTTTTCATTTCTCCTGTAACAATATTACCTTGTTTATCAACTACACCATAAGTAGTGGTTACATTATCTTTTTTAGCAGATACATTTTTTCGAATCTCTTTTATCTCATCATTCGCATTCTTATGCCCACTAATTCTATAAGCTGCTAAAACTTTATCAAATTCTTCTTTATCTATTTTTGTAAATTCGTCCCAATTATAAGAAGGCGGTTTAACATCGCCTCCTTTTCCACCAGAACCACTAGTACCACTTCTTTGACTACTTAAAGGAGGAGTAGTAGTTTTAGTCGAGGTAGTTTGAGTAGATGCTCGTTTTTCTTGTCTTGCTTCTTTTTCAGCTTCCTTTGCCTCTGTTTTCGCTGTATCGGCTCTCTGCTCCGCATTAGCTTTTCTTTCTTGAGCTTTTTTTGTTTCAACTCTGGCAGTAGTTACTCCTTTCTCAGCTTCTTTCGTTTCTTCTTTAGCTTGCTCAGTTTGTGCTGCTACTTGCTTGGCTCGCTCTTCAGCCCGCTTGGTTTCTCTACGATTTATTTCTTGTCTCATTGCATCGAGAGATGCTCTTTGACTTGTATAACGTCTTATTTCTGATTCTAAATCTTCCATATGTTCTTCAGCAGTTTTTGTCGATTCACCTGTTTTTGTTTTGTAACCAGACCTATTATCTTTTCCGTATTGCTGAAATTTTTTTGCGATTCTTAATTCCTGTTCTTTTAATTCTTTGGGAATTTCATTAGCTCTGGTAGTTAATCTTTCATCACTCCAAATATCTTTTTTCGTTAAATAACCTTGAGTCGCTTTTATTATTTTATCACGGTTCAATTCGTAATCTTTTTGTAAAGCTTCTCTTACAGGTTTAATAAGAAAATTATTTTTATCTGGAGATTTGTAATTTTCTTTAACCCATTGGGCGGTATTTGTCGAAGAGGTTTCTTTTACAGCGTCATTAGCACCTTCTTGAATAGTATCTGCAATTGCTTCTTGTGTGTTTTGAACCGTTTCTGTTCCAGCTTGTTTTAAAGTTTTATTTGCTCCGCTCCTTTTTTTTGAAACCACTTTTCTTTTTTTAGTTGTTACTTGATTTATATTATCTACAACAGCTTCTGTCGGTTCTTCTACTTCTGTGGTGGGTTCAGTACTTGAGGTAGATTCTGTTTCACGAGATGTATACGAAGCTGGTTTTTTTTGTGCCTTTTCTTTTTTAGGGGATCGTTTTTTGCTTGGTTTCTTTGCTTCTTTTGCTATCTCTTTTTCCAATTGTTTTGATTCTTCTTCTTGGGATTGTTGAAATTCTTCATAAGTTAAATCCATTATTCTAGAAGTAACCGCATCATACAAAGATCGACTTCTAGCGTAATAATTTGCTGTAAGTTCTTCTTGTTCTTTGAAAAAACCTTTGTCCCATTTATCTTTATTAGGTAAAATACGACCAAACAAATCTTGAAATGCGCCTTGAACATTTTTTACTTGCTGAACCTGTATTGTATTTAACCAATCCATATCTCTTGTTGTCGCTGCTTTTTCATATACAAAACTATCTTTATTTTTTTCAAAAATGCTGGACTTAACACTTTCATAATAATTATTTAATAACTCTTTTTGTTTTTCAGTACTAGAAAGAACATCCTCTCCAATATTTTGCCCTAAAAATTTAAACTCTTTTCCTGCCTTTTGTGCGCCTTTTGCAATTCCATCAAAAGCTTTAACAGTTTTTTGTTTTCCTAAATTGGTAAGATTTTTCTGCGCCTTGTCAGTAACTTCGGACAATTTCTCTAATTCCGAAGTATCGGCTTTAGGTTTAATTGTTGTATTATTTGCTTCTTTTGCTTTTTCCAAAAATTGATTTATTTCTTCTACCAATCCTTTTCCATCAAAACCATAGACTTTTTCTACAGCCATTTTTTTCACCCCCTTTTTTTATTACATATATAATCTTTCTCTACCCAATTGACGTAAAACATTCTCACCTTTTGGTTTTAAATAGGAATACCATATGGAATCAAATTGTGTAATCGCTTCATCGTAAGGAGAGCTAGTTCGAGGAGCAGATCTTCCCCATTCAGTATATTTTTTATATGGTCTTCTCCATTGAATACCGTCAGCCCCTTTTCCTCCAGAACCACCATGATATCCTTGCATCATAACATTTTGGAAAATAATTTCTGAATTTTGATGATAACCTCCAGCCAAATTACCATCAAAACTAGTACGAAATTGTCCTTTACCCATTCGTTTTACTTCCCACATTTCTTTTAATCCTTCTGTTCTGTTATAATATCGAGGAGAATATGTACCATAAAATGCATCTACCGCTTCATCAACACATTGTTTTAAATAACTTTCTATTTCAGGATAGACCTCATTTAAAACTTCTTCTAATAACTTCCCACTTTCTATTTCTTTTACCAACGCTTCGGCTCGCTTTATAGCCTCGTCCAAAATTCCCATATTTATCACCTCTTCGTATCTAATACCTCCTGAATTTTTGAAGAGATATTAATAAATTTATTCTCATCATTTATAATTTCATCAATTTGCTGAATAACCCATCCAGAAGCTACTCCTATTTTTTGACCAATAGCCGCAATAGCATTTCCAATAAAAGCTTCTGTACTTCCATATTGATTGTAAAAAGTATCTATAATATTTTTGTTTACAGAATTTAATTCAGCCATTTCTTTTGTCCCAATATACTCACAAATATCCGAAACAATATCATATTGAACTAAACTATCATACATATCTTCGGTACGTCCTGTTCCATCTTTTGAATCAATCTCAAGGTTGGTATATAAAATAATTAAAGCCATAGTATAATTAATTCTTGATACCAACATATCAATATACCGAACTCCATTTTTTTGTTCGACAATAGATTGGTCTAACATTTTTTGTAATATTACTCGTTTTTCTAATATCGGCGTATATGTTCTTTTAATCACCGAAGATAATAATTCTAATTTCTCTTTTTCATTCTTCAACTGAACATATTTTTTACAAAACTCTATAACTGTCATAATTAATTCTCCTTTTTCTCTTTATATTTACTGCATTGCAAGTTTACTATTTCTTCTTGAATTCTTCCTTCTTTCGCTTTTCGAAGAATGGAACAGTTCCTATTGTATCTAGTACACTTTTCACACTTATCTTCAAATTTACTCAATTCTTCTATATTATTAAAAATACCGATATATTCCACAGGATAAATATCAAATTCAATCCTTGGGTTACTAGAATCATATAATATACGATTAACCCTTTCACACACAGTATTATCATCAGCCCAAACCAACTGCGTCTCAGTAATTGCGTCCAAACTACATTTAAAATAATTGTTTGGGTCTTTATCAATCCTATCAAAATAAAAAACACAGTCACAATAATAGTGCTGTGCTTTATCTAACGAAGATTCCCATTCCTGAATCTTTACTTGCTCTTCTATATACTTTTTAAATTGTTTTTTATATTTTTTCGCTTCATTGGTCTCATAAAGTATAGACATAGGTCTGCCATTTTTATTTATTATCTTAGTACCAAGATAATGATTTACCGAAGGCGGTAGAGGAGTTATTAAATGTAATTTCACATTGTCACCCCTAATCCATCAAATTCTTCTTGGATTAACTCATATGAAATATCAACTGGAATTACAAGTAAATCCAGTTCTAAATCATTAGTATCCTGTCTATAATAATTAATCCAATTATTTGCCATGTTTCTACTTTTAAACTTTGTAGCTTTATCTATATCTGTAAATAAATATGTTTTGCTTACACTATTTCTCGCTAAAAAAGAAGAGGAGAGAGTAGCAATAACATATCTACGAATTTTCTTTTCTAAAAACTTATCCATAATTCACCCCAAATCATAATTCTTCCATAAGTTATAAACTTCCTGAGTTTCATCTTTTAAAAAAATATATACAATAATATCATTATTATTGTTATCCTTACTTGTATACAAATCTATTGGGAATACCCTGTTTTTGATATATAATTTCGCCTGTCTAGGATTAACAATCCTACAAACCTCATTATGTTTATAATCTCTTGGGGTTAAATTAGTTTTAACATCCATTTCCTTTCACTCCTAAAAACTAAAAAAGGGGACATAGCTTGAACCGTGATTTGTTATCATGGTAAAAGCTACATCCCCTTTTGTATGTAGTTTTATTTATAATTAAATCACTGTTCATTGAATACTTTTTTATCAGAAGACTTTTTCATGGACTTCTTTTTCTTTCTAAATGTAGTAGCCTCTGGTAATACATCTTTTGCGTCTACATTTCCTTTTTGACTAACTTTGGTTTCATCTTTGGTTTCATCTTTGGTTTCAACCTGTTTGTCCACTTTTTCTTCAATGACAGTGGGCTTTGAATTTTGAATTATATTAATTTGCTCAATAACGTCTTGTCTAAAATTATTAATATCAGTTAAATCGCAAGAAGCAAGTACTTCTTTCGCCTCTTCTATTGTACGGTACCCCTGTGCAAATTGTGTAGCAAGATTAAATAATTTATGGCAACTTTCGCTATGAAACATATTTTTCCATGCTGGTTGTGATTTAAAATCTCTACAACTTGAACAATATTGATATTCTTTACCGCACAAATAACAAATCTTTCTGTATTTGCTTGCCATTAAATGACCTCCTTCTTTTCCTTGCCTCATAGTTATTTCATGCAAGAGTCTTCAAAAATAGTCGGCATATTTACTGGATGTAAATATGCCGACTATGAATGCTTAATAATAAAAGTAATTTAATTACTCTTCGTCGTCATCACACCAGTAAATATTGTATAAAGGTTTATCATCATCACAATATTTAACCTGAAGGTCTCCAGTATAATCAAGAGTCGTATCAGTCTGAAGACCCACTGTAATCTCAGGACTTGGCTGGAAGGACGGAAGCTCAAGATACATAGCTTTCAATGTATCTGCGTTACAAGGGTCTACAGCAAGACATTTAAGAATAAGACAAATAGTATCAGGGAACTTATCGGCACTATTGTGTACAATTGCACCGTTGCTAACCTTTCTATCATATCTTACAAGATAAGTCTTATCAGGATTGGAAGGAGAGGTAAATTTATCAGCGTCAGCACCGTCTCCACCAGTAAAAGCATATTCTGTAGTGGAAGCATTGGTTGCTGGTGTCATAACAGCTCCCATAGCACCATTCTCCAAAAGCTCAGTAACTTTTAAAGATGTATCAATTGCTCCTGGAAGAGTAACCGTAGTATTACCTTTAACCTTAATAATCTTAGGCATAGTAAGCATATTATTGCCTGTTGCATCAGATGCTACTTCTGCCTCTACACCAGAATTGGAAGCAAGCATCGGTAAAGAAATCATAGCGTTAGTTGCTGTGAATGTCTTTTATACCCTCGATTTCTCGAAATTTAAATGGGAATAGACCATATCTTTACCCTATGTTTAATAGGGCAGTTGGCACTTCGATTTAAAGGATTTTCACCTACTGAGAATTTCACTCAGCCCTACTCCTAAAGTGTATTTCAACACCAATGGGATGGTCGTTTAACCTTCTTTATTCAATACTAAATAAAGCTTGGCACAGGATTATCATATTGGTAACGCTATAACCAACTTAGACTTCCCCTGTTAGCACAACTCTTCATTATCATTTCCTATAATTACTTAACGTGAGTTATACACCATATATTTATATGTTCACCAACTTATTCAACGCATATTACTATGCGAGGGAGCAATAATGTTTACCCGTTTTTCCTTGCCAAAACCGTTTAATCAGTGTCCCGTCTTTATCAACTGCGTCCTTGGACTCAGCTGTAATCTCTAAAGAGCCTTCGGAAAGCTGTGTCAGAACATAAAGAGGATTATGATTAAAATCTTCAGCCCAGCCAAATTGAATTCTATCAATAATAATATCGCCTAAAGCAAAGCTCATAGCTCATTTCTCCTTTCTAATATTTTGTATAAAATAATTTAGTTATATAAAAATTATTTTTTATTATGCTTAATTTCTCTCATAAAATTAAACTCTTCTTTGTCTACTTTTGATGTATCCATAAAACCACTATACGCACCTTTTAACAAGGCAGTAGTTGATTCATAAATTTGTAAGCGTTGAACGCTATCCATAAATTCAATTATTCCTACTTCTTTTAATTCATTCTTTTTGTATTTAAATCCTGGGTGATTTAAACAAGCAGATATTAAAGGTAGAAGAGAAGAGGACGACTCCTCTTTATTCTTTTTTTGCTTTTGTCGTTCTTCTTCTATTATCCATTGTTTCGTAGTTTTTCCTTTAGCTTTTTCAACTTTTGGGAAAATATTTAATATAGTTCTAATATACAAACTCATCTGTGCATGAACTTGTTCGTTTATCTCTATATCTAATTCAGGACTATATAAAACTAATTCTTCTTGTGTTTCTCCATCTTCAGAAGGAATTTGCTTAGAATATAAATTAAATGTTGTGAAATCTATATCCCCAAATAAAGGTTTTGTATCTTCGGGCTTTAAATTGGTTACAAGCATACTAAATATCTGATAATCAGAAACATCATTCCAATCTATTCCTAAATCCCATAATTGTAATCTATACATTGTTGAATTAGCAATAAAAACATTTGCCATAGAATAAAAACGCTCTTCTCCAAATTCCATGATGTCACCAATCGTAGGTTGATAAACGATTATATCCTTTGAAGGGGTATGAATCGTATATGGTTCCCCAAAATATAATTTTAACGTATCAAGTTTAAGTTTTGGTTGGTCTGTCATATTTATTGTGCATCCCCATATGACCTTTATTTACATTAGGCACATCTGCTTCAAATTTTAAAGTGCGACAATAATATTTTCCATCAGTAATATCGGGAAAATCACTTACACATTTAAATTGCATACCTAATGCATTAGTCCAACATATCAAATCTTTAACAATATAACTTAATAAATCTGTTCGAATTATATTATATTGAGTTTCCATATCGTCCTCATGAACCATACACATCACTATTAGTTGTTGTGTTTTAATTACTGAGTTATAATAATTAACCTCTTTATCACTAATATCAAATAAAACAAAATTTAACACTTCTTTTTGAATACCATTAAGTTTTAAATAAGGTAATATTTGTTTATGCGTAACACGTTCATTATAATCATTTATTCTTCTACGCTCTTCTAATTCTTCATCTGTTGGATTATCTAGGTCAGAATATTTATTTAAAGGCATTTTTTCTTTAGCCCCTAATAATTCAATTAAATCTGGGTCTTCATAAAACATTTCTTCTATCAATCTTTTTTTTCTAATAATGTCATTATTACGAGTATTTTCCAAATCTCTAGTAATATTTGCTAAATCTCTTTTCATGACATCACCTCAATTTCAATAGAAGAATAGTAATCACCATTTATATCATTCACAGATAAGATATAATGTTTTCCTTGTAAACTCTTGGCTTTTGCAGGTTTAATAGCAAGAACATTATTACCAAAATCGGTTAATGTTAATAAATTATTATAGTAATCCTTATCCTTGGAAGATAAAGTATCGTCTAAAATTTCTACTTTCCATTCAGGGTTAACAAAATTATTTGAAAAATTAACAGAAAAATATGAGGTTCTGCCAATTTGCAGTATTTCTTGATAAGTTCCATCATTATCTATTAATTCATTATTTGCATTAATAAATTGCCACTTAATAGTGCTTACCTTTTCTGTGTCACCTGTAGGAGGTATATCCACCCTGACCTTACCTTCCTCACTATAATAATCACAAACGCCATATCTTGGCTCGTCTCGATTTTCATTAAAATCATCTTGTTTTAATGTTAATTTAATTAAACCTTTGGGAACTAAATCTTGAATCTTGGTTGTAAAAAAGCATCTAGGATAAAAAATACTATTACCTATCATGAATCTTTGACCATAACTAATAGTTTGATTATTATCAAGATGTAAAGAGGAAATATTTTGTACCCCATATACATTCACAACATCGGGCAACCATGCCGATGAAATGTTATCTAGTTGTGTTGAAAGTTCCTAATTTGTTACTCAAATAGTTCGTTAAGCTATTTGAGAATTATTTATAAACGGTTTAACATAAAAGTTACCATAAAAAATGCAATATAAAAAAGACCATAATCATCGCATTAAGGAGCTACGATGAAACGGGAGCTACCCGCTGTCTGGTCTTTATTGCCAAAATACCATTTTATAAATAATTTTCTCATATTCTCATATGAGTACAGACTATATCTTCACCATATGCTATAGCACTTAGGTGTCCTCCGCTGAGTTCACTTGAACTACTTAGTCGTTGAACCTTTCTCTATTCGAGACTTGGCTGCTGATTGTCTCATTTTTTCGTTTTTTAAGCATTCACACTTAAGCCTGTTTCATCTTTATGTTGTAGCACGAAAAACTCTTAACAAGATTTCCCAGCAATTCAAAGGATACAATTACAGAATTTCTCACTGTAATGGACAAAACTAATTAAGTTAGTTTTATCTAGCCACACGCCACTAGTGTAACTATTGGCATTTCTAACTGCCCCAAAAGATTCCAAGATTTTCCCCTTATAAACCCATTTAAAATTCCAATTGCACTTAATTACATTATATCTAACAAAAGCGTTAGAATCAGTTCTACCCACAATAAGCCACCACTGCGTCCTGTCTTCGACAGGTTGGACAAAAGGATTAAGCAATTGTTCCTCAGTAAGGTTTATATCAAACGAAGTATCATCGGGAATTATCACATAACTCCCAATAGGATAATGAATTTTAGGACGGAATTGAAGATAGTAATCAACCGCATCTTTCAAAATTGAATTTGCAACATGAAATTGATATTTTGCATCTTCAAATTTCCACCCTTCAGAAGTAAGAATATAAACCCTTTTATATGTAGGGTCTCGTTTAAAAGTTTTATCAATATTATAGTCAGATTGATTTTTTTTAATTTCAGCTTCATTTCTACCATGAGCAGATAGATAGGCTTTATACTGATTTAAATTCATATTAATCACCTATCTTATCTACTAAAGCATGAGCGTCTAAAACCAATTTCCTATACAAAGAATAATCAAAAGTTTCTGTTTTACTTTCTTGATAAGCTGCTTGGAGTAAACTCATCATATCCACCATTTCCACAGGAAAACATAACAACTCATTTAACCCATTCAACTTTTTCATAATTCCAGTAAAATATTTATCAAAATCTACATCGGGATATTGGTTTTTGGTTTTTGGGTCTTTATATAATAAAAGCCAAAATAAATCCCTATGCATTTTTTTCTTATAATCATTTAGCTGGATATCAGTAAATTGTCCATATATTGTGTCCATTAAATATCACCATCCAAATAATTATTCCAAATATATCCTCTATCCCTTATTTGTTGTAATTGCTCTCTTTTCCAAAGATGTAAAATATTTCGTAATTCCGCTTTATGAGACGATTCACTAAAGTATTTTTCTTCTTTACTCCCATAAGTCTGATTCATACCAATAACAGAATTTACTCGTGGAGTAATCCATTTAATGCAAAGCCCTAAAGCTAAAACTTCTTTTATAAATTCTTTGTCAGTATAGTCATCTATGGGATAACTCATCTCAAAAGAAAAGCTTTCTCCGTCTTCATCTACATTAAGAGTAGAAAACAGCTGTCTTACAAAAGGATTGGTAAAAGATGATAATAAATAATGTAATAACATATCTTCAATTGTAGCATTATCCAATTCTAAAAAATCATACGCTTCAATCTTGTTAAAAAAAATTGAGTATACTTCTTCAAAATCTAAGGTGACCATTCAATATCACCTACTTCTCAAACTCCGTCAGTAGTAAAAGTTCCGTACCAAAAATTTCATCAAGATATTTGATTTTCTGAACGCTATCTAAATTCTTATTCATAATCTCAGTAGATGCCATATTTTGCAATGTTTTTAAAGCACCTTTAGGTAGTGCAACAATTGCTTTTTTCATTTCTTCTAAAGGCATATAAAGAATATTTTTAATTTCAGTCACATCATAAGACTCATCATAGAATTTCTTAACAATAGGAAATTCCTCTAAGAAATCTTCATCCTCAATAATAAAAAGAGGATTGAAAATATAAGATTCCCTAGTACGAACGGCAATTACAAGGTCCCGATATTCAACTTCATATTCAGACCCGTATTCATTCCACTGATACAACATTCCTGTTTTTTTACCTATAAAGAATAGCATCCCCTCTGTAACAGAACGACATAATATACCATCAGTTTCTTGAAATTTCTTTTTTGGTTGAACCTTCACTTCTTCAACAGTTTCTTTTTCCTTAGAAGGAGTCGCCACTTTAGTAGCCCCCTTCTTTTTCATAGCTGTAGCCATATTATTCATTTCTCCTTTTAATCATATAATTTAATTATTGACCAGGTGTATAAGAATTACCAATAGTCCACTGACCAAAGTATCTGCCAATCTTTACAGCAATACCATAATCACGCTGTACTTCATACTTCATGATATCGCCAATAAATCCATTAGCCTCTCCACGTTCTGTCACTTCATCAATTAAAGTTTCACCTGCATCAGTCATAAGAACCATTTTTGCAGCCTCGTCAAGAGGAAGGATAAGGAGCTTTGTGTTATCATAAAGCTTCTGAGTAACATCATTACGAGCGAATCTCTGAGGAATCTCTACAAGAACAGTTCCTTCATAATCGCCAAGTCTACCAAGATGAGCAACATCTTCTTTTTGAGAAGGTGCAATCCAATGAACATCTGCATTGCCGCCAACAACGCCAGCAAGACCAGATACATTTCTTAATGCAGTCTTTGTTCCAAAGATAGCTACAGGGACATTGCCATTAGCAATAGAAACATTCTCAATAATTTGATCAAAATAAGCCTTTGTAGTATTGCTCAGAGGACCAGTTGCAACAAACTGTGCAGGAGCAGGAATAGAACTTGCAGCGGAAAATACCTTCTCAAAGATTTCATCCTGAATCTGTACTTGGAAAGCTCTTGTAATAGCATTAATAAGTGCGCTCCAATCTTCCTTACCGAGCATAAAACGATCAATATTAGCACCAACAGCAGCTACATAACGAGCAAAAGGAATTGTGGTGTATTCTCCCTCGCCAAGTCTCTGAAGGATGTGGTCATGATGTGTGCGTCCAGCTTTTGCAACATTAAGGATAATTTCCTTCTCAGTCCAGAACTGCATCTCATCATCCAGAGCCTGATTTCTATAATCAACGAACTGCTCAAAAAACTCGCTATCAGTAAAACCAGAAGACAGTAAATCATCTACTGTTTCTGCAATAATAGAGAACCACTCAAGACCATGTTTAGCATAAGCCACCTTACGATCCATCTTTCTGGAATTCTCATCAATTCCCATAATTTTACGAGAGATAGAAAGAATCTTGTCATTAGCTTCTCTCTTGGAGATAACCCGTCCACTCTCTGCATCAAAGATTTCACGACCATAATAAAGGTCTTGCATTAAATTTTTAAGTCCATCATACTCAACATTCTCATCTGCAAATACGTTCATAACATGTGCAGAAAAATTAAACATTCTCTTATTCATAACTTTCTTTCCTCCTTTCTATCTTTCTATTAGGAACCAATTACTAATTTGCCAAGTGTAGCGGTTGTAGCAGAAACAGATACTGCTTTTCCAACAGATGTGCTTACGGGTTTAGTTGTGAAACCTTCAGCAGACAGCTCAAAAACATCTCCCTTATGAAGTTCAATAGCTTGAACTACATCGCCAGAAGCATTATAGAACATAGAAATCTGAGAAAGATCTCTATCATCTCTAGGAAGAATTTCAGAGTTGTAAAGTACTAAAGCTCCATTCGCTGCGGTAACCTCAACATACCAGTTTCCATTAGCTGCTTGTGCTTGAATAATTCCAGCAACACCATTAGGAGCAGCTGCTTGTGTATAAACGTCAAACTCGCCTGTAGCCCAAGTAGTGCTACGACCAATAATTGTTCCATTATCCATATTAGATGTTAATTTAACATCAAAAATATGCTCACCACCATTTTCCGCAAGAATTTTGCTTGGGAAAAAGACAGCATGCTTTGTTACATTAATATCATAAGCCATAACTTTTTCTCCTTTCTTTTAATATTTTTTATTTAAATATATATTTTATTATTTAGAAAACAGAGAACCGTAACGTCCCTTTTTCTTTCCTTTTTTCTCATTAAACGGAAGAGGCTTGAGCTGTGTCTTTTTCTCAGCCTTTTCTTCTTCTTTCTTTGCAAAATTAAGTTTCCCAGCTTTAGCATAATTAAGAAGAATTCCATCAAGCTCACTCTTCAATTCATCATAATTGAACTCTTCAATGTCAATACCCTTAAACTCTTCAGTAGAAGAGATAGAAGAGTAGTCGTCAGAAATCATCAACGCTTCCTTATTTGCTTTTTCTTCTGCAAGTTTATAAGTAGATAATTCACTTTCAATTACAGAATAATTAGATTTAATTCTATCTAATTCAGCCTCTTCATCATCTGTTACATAAATTGCATGAACAGAAACTCTATCTCCCTGTAAAGAATAAACACCTTTGCGTTCTTTGTAAGATTGACGGTATGCCTTGCCTGTCCAATAACTCACCATTACAACGTCTTTGTCATAAACAAGCGTATAGTAATAGTCGTTATCAGTTTCTGAATATGTCTCATTAACCAATGTATCTAATGCAGAAATTTTATCCTGAAGAGATACTGCAAACTCCTTAATAGTTCCATCAGACATTTCAATAGAATATTTCTTAGGGGTAACTTCATCGTCACCAGTATAATCATCAGTGTCTTCTTCCTCGTCATCAGACTCATCATCATCAGATTCATCGCCAGAATCGTCACCATCTGCAAATTCCTCTTCATTCTCTTCAGAAGGTTCTTCTACACTTTCCTTGGAGGTTTCAAACTTATCCATAAATGCTTGCTCAAGTTCTTCGTCGCTCATTGTTTCAAATTCAAAATCAATATCCTCCAAAGCGACATCATATTTTGCAAGTAATTGCTCCATAAAGCTCATTTCGTTTTTCACCTCCTTCTTAAAGATATCTATATTCAAATTAGATAACGTCTTATTTAATTCGTTTATCTTATCTATTAAATCAATACTTGTATCAAAATGATTACAAATTGAATGATTAATACTAAAGTCTTCTATATCCATTCTTGCGCCTTCCATGCCTTCGCCAATTTCATTACCGAATTCATCGATACCTAAACAAGTACATCCCATAACATCAACATCGCTAAGAATAAGTTCTTTATTTTCAACATCAAAACTCATTTCATTAACTATTAATTCCACAGAAACCTTTGTACCATTTTTCCTCTCAATAATATCTGCGGCATCTGTATACTCACGAGGAATAGCGGCGTAAGCATAGACATATTGTCTATCTTCATTTTTCTCATCTTGCTCCATATATGGCTTATCAGATGTAAAACATCCGATTTGCTTCTCTTCATAAACCCAATTTCCATCATCATCAATATAACCATCATGAGAAGAGAAATCTTTTACACCATCAACTTCAATTATATTGGCTAATATGGGTTTATAAGCCATGCCTTTCATGGCACGTTTCGCAGCTTCCACGGTAACATTAGATTTATTTCTATTACGTCCAGTGTGGAAAACTTTTACTTTAACAAAAAGAAGGGAATCATCTTCAGATTCTTTCTCAAATGTCGCTGGTATCTGAACGCATAATTGGTACCCCGTATCCTTAGAACTAAAACTACGAAAATTTTTCTGTTCACAAAAATTCACTAATTGCTCTATAGTTAAAATCTTCTTCATCTTTCCCCTCCTTTCTATGGAAATAAAAAACTCCTCAAAAGAGGAGAGTTAAAATGTCAATATATTTGAATAAGAAATTTTCTTATTATCAGCTTTAAACTCGGATGGTTCTTTATTCATAAAAGTATACACACTACCATCTTTAGATATTAACTGAAAGCCTTCTTTTTTTAACTGATTTGCGGTATCTTCATCAGTTGTCTTAATAAAGCACTTTTTCATTTATATCACCTAATTCTTATTATCCGTTTTATCCCTTGAGGCTTCGCCATCATCTGTAATCTCAGTATCATCAGATTGAGGTCTACCCCCTGTTAAATTTTCACTGTTATCATTAGCACTTCTGGTAAAAGAAGAGAGCATTGGAATCATTTTTTCATCTAAATGAAGCACCTCAATTTCAAGATTGAGCATTGATAAAGTCTCAAGTTCATTGATTCCCATTAAACTATTTAATGCTAATCTATTAGGTAAACCATACTGTCCCGATGTTAACAATTCTTGTTTTAATTCGCCCTTAGTATAAGTACTTACTTCAAAGAATCGAACCTTACAAGGCTTTGATACTTTATAACTAAGAAATCTATTAACCCAAGCTTGAATTTGGGGCAGAAGAGAAGAGATTGCGTATTCCGTATCTGACTTTATGGAGGCATTAAAAGCCGTGGTTCCTGATACCGTAGCCGCATTTAATATTTGCGCTCCACCAGAGGTATTTAAAACAGATTCTGTCGCTTTTTGTACTTTTGTTGTATCAGAAGAAGCGTCATTGTCAAAAGATATCTCGTGAATCGGGACAGGAGAGATAACAGCGGAAGTGTAATCTGGAACACCGCCATTTACAATTTTATTATAATATTGCGCTACCAATGCGGGGCTAACTTTCCAATCATCAGGAATATCTGTCCCATTTAAAGTTTCTAATTCTAACCAAAGCATTTTGTATATTTGCTGTTCATCAGCAATCGCTTCAATATCTTCCAAATCACTTAAATTTAATAAAGAATTAAATAAGCCAACCAAGGGCGGAACTACTGTTTCCCAGTCATCAGACCTTAGCTTAAAACATACTGCGTATTCATCAGGAAAATATTGCCACCTTTTTTGATTGTCTCCACCATATTCCTTATACAAAGATACAAAAGGTTCGCCAAGAAACTCAAGTAATGTTTGCCTACTTCTAAAATATGTCATATCCATTACAAAGGCAAAATCACCTGTATCATATATACCAGCTATCTTACAATATTCTGGTGGGAGAGGATAGATAAAATGTCCAGTATCGTCATAGTAATTACACCCAAAAAACACATCTTCTCTCCAACACACTATAGCAGCTTTAAGCATTTCATACTGAAGATTCATAGTATTTAAAACAATTAAAGTGTCTTCATACGCTTTTAAAATTTCATCAGAAGGAATAGGTTGGGTTAAACTATAAGGGGGAATTACTATTCTAGCTTCCATGCATAGCATATTGGCATAATATTTGATTAATCTATGATAAACTTGTGACCGATAATCAAGATATCTTGATAAGGATATTAAATTTGCCGCATTTGAAGAAATGTTTTGTAAATAAGTTCTTAATCTAGCTTTATCAAAAGTACTTATCACTCTATTAGATGTTGTTACATTGACATCTTTCAATACCTTAATGGCATCAGACGCTTCAGCATAATTTTGAATAGTATTTATATTTTGTTCATACCATTGCTTTATTTCCGCAGCGGTTTTTTTCTCTTCGAAATTTTCTGTCTTCTTTGCCACTTTTTCACCCCCTTAATTATTTTTAAATTTCTGCTTTATATGTAGTAAAAGCAGAAGGTCTAACCCCTCTACGAACTTCTAATAAATCTAATAAGTCATCTAAACTTTCATTATTTTTCTTCTTACTTGTTATATTCTTTCTTCGCTCTTCAGATAAAGCGTAACAAGCCATACAACAACAATAAGCTCTGTCATCATTCAACTTATTACGTTTTTCAGCAGTTAATTCAAAACTATCTTTACCAGATTCTCTTTTAATACGAACCATATTTACAAGTTCTTCTTTTAAGGCATCAATACCTGTTAAAGAAATTTCTTCTTGCCAATCCAGTCCTTCTTTTCTAGCTTTTACGTTTTGAATTTTATCTATTTCTTCTTGAAGTTTATAATCAAACTCTTCAGAAGATAATTTCTTCTTTTTTAATTTAGCTATAATTTTTTCTTTTTCTTTTTGAAGCTTCTCCTCATCTATATCAAATACCGTTAAATAGCCTTTGTTATCATAAGATGCAGTAAACTCTACTTTATTCTGATTTATCATTTCGATCATAGCTTCATACATTATAGATTTATATTGAGATGGAGACATAAGATGTATTTTATCAACAGCATTAGGAAATTTTTTAATATAATCTTTTGAATATTCTTTGTCTATTAAACCCTTATGCCATTTTCCATCTTTACCTATCCAATCTTCCATTAAGAAATCTGCGATGTTTACACCACCACCGCCCGAACCAGCGTCTATATAAATACCAAGAATATTACTATAATTTTCATCTCCACCTTGGTTATAATCTAAAATGACTTCTTTTAAATAATCTATTTGGTCAGGTGTTTGCATAGGAGATTTTCTTTTTTTGCCAATATCAATAAGATTTATACAATTTAATAATCTCCCTTTGTACTCAATATCTCCATTAATATCTTTAGCCGAAAATATTTCCATTACCAAAATAACAGAATTATCACGAGAACGAGCGGGGTCGTAAGTAATAATTATTTTTCTTTGCCCTGTATCATTATAAAGAACAGGCTTATATATTTTCTCGTTACGAGTTATTACACCTCTACGAATAATAGCGTTGTTACCTGCATCAGATGTAAATTGACAATAATATTCTCGTCTAGCTTTTTCTGGATTCGCTCTCATTGCAGCTTCTACAGTACTTCTAGACAATAAAGGCTCCATTGTTTCTCCCCGTATTGTAGGATTAAAAGCAATTTCGCAATCAATATGAGCAACAAAATAATCAGGGTCACCCATTAATTGACGTTTACTAAAATCTCTATATAACTTATAAAATTCGGTATCAGTAGAAGAAGCGGAAGATATATAAAATAATTGATTAGGAACATTACTAGGTATACAGCGAAGTCTGTTTCTATCTATAGTATTACCGTCTCTATCTTTACCAGACTTAAAACTTTTATTCACAATTGCGAAAGCGGCGTATACATTCATCATTTCTGCGTCTAAAAAACCACACTCATCAAATACTACAGAGCCGCGCTTTCCACGTTTTTTATCTACATTGGAATTTAATGTTTGGGTAAAAGATCCGTTGTATAAACTGTAAGAAAAACCATTAGATGAATGACTAAAACCATCACCAGCAGCATTTTTAACTTCTACCTCTTGTTTAAAAATATAACCAGTTGAACCAAGCATAGTATCAATATTATCATTAGCCAACCGCTCAAGCGTGGTAAAAGTTTCTTCTGCTTGAGAACCAGAGCCAGAAGCAATATATGTCCAATAATTATTAAACAACATATCTTTCGCCATTATCATAATATCTATAATAGTAGATTTACCAAAACCTCTAGTACAAACCAGCAAAACATTAGGGCAAGTCCATGACCTCTGAATAACCCATGCTTGAGCATCCAATAATTCTATATTAAAAAAATCATTTATAAATCTTACTGGATTACATTGATAATATTTTTGAATTTCTGCTATGCGTATTAATCTCTCTAATTTTCTTTGCGACATAGCAAAAACACCTGGTCGGACATAAATAATATTTTCTTGTTTGCAATAATTCAATTCTTGTTTTAATTCTTGTAATAATTTTGGATTAATCATTTTCCTCCTCCTCATCATTAAAAGGAGAGAACAATACATTTAAATCCACTAAATTTTCTGATAAGGTCAAATTATTTTCTTCTATATAATCTTTTAAATCAATATTCTCTCTAAGCAATATACGAGAGATTTCTTTGTAATTATCTATTTGTTCTCGTAAATCAATAATCTTTTCTCGCATTTCAGCAAGCATATCCGAATATTCTGATTCATCTAATCTTAATTGGGCTAAAATAGATTTATTACTTTCATCCATTACTTGCCTCATACCTTTACAAGTATTTAAATCAAATCCATTTATTTCTCCTTCTCGAAGATTTAAATCTTTAATTTGTTTAATTTTACCCGTCCAAGTATTTTCACCCTTTTTAGCATTTTTATTATTCTTTAAACTGATACAGCTTTCTGCCGCTAAATCTTTAATCATTCCTGTAATCTTAGCTTTGCTATCCTGTAAGCTTTTGATTGTAGCAGAATTTTTTTGTAATTGCTGAATATCACTCATCAATTTAGCTATAGTATCATCAATTTTTTGTTGTTGTAAAAAATTTCTTACGATACTTATACAACTAGCCACTCGCATCATATCATCGTTAGCGTCTTCAGAAGAGTCCAATAACCCTAATAACTGAGAGTACAAAAAAGGTTGGTCAGATATCGGTTCTTTTTCAAAAGGATCGTAACTTAATAATCTTACAACGTCGTTTTTATTTTTAACAAAATCCACATATGTGTCCTGATTTTCACGACCTTCTAATAAAGATTCGGGAGTATATTCATCTTCATATATTATTTTTTCTTTAAACATATCAGAATCTTTATAGGTATAACCTATATATTGTTTCATCGCAATATTCTTAATATAAGATGACCAAACATTATTCTTGGTTCTACCACTGTTTTGGTTTAAGGATTCTCCTATACTTGCATTATAAACATTTTCAAAAAATGGCTTATTTAGATAGGAGAGAGCCAGTTGTACACTTTCTTTTGTTGGCTCGTGCAAATCTCCATTTTTATCTTTCCTACAAGCCAAAGCTTCGGCGCATTCTTTGCAAATGGGAGCGTACCCACTTTGCACTATTGGGTCAGTACTTCCATAGAAATTGTATATTTTTCTTTTCGGTTTCCCACAAATATAACAAGTCATATAATTATTCTCTAAATCTTTGACCCTTTCTTCTAATTCATCTACTCGTTTACGAGCTTGCGCCAATGTAAGCTTTTTAGGCTCTGAATTTTTATTTTTCATTTTTGTCGCCATAACCTCGTACTCCTATATATGTAAAAATATGGAAACCAAAAAAGCAGAGCGCAAATTGCACTCTGCTTTAATTTTATTTATCTAAATTTATAGGATAACAGCATTCGATCCCATCTTCATTAACGATGACTATCATTTGAGAAGGAATGCCCGATATTCTTTTTTTAATCGTGTAATCATCAATGGCACCACAAAAAGAACCACTCCTAATTAATGGAACTCCTGCCACCTCAGTATATTCACATTTATGTAAATGTCCCATAAATAAACCGCTTGGTTTATACCCAAACATCATAACAAGTTTAGAAATACCTGTTTCATTTAAGCTATCAAAATCACCATGAACCGCCCAATAGTTGTTTCCCTGAATTGTAAATTGTGCAATAGTCTCATCATAATTTTTTTCGTCTACAAATATAATATTAGAAAAACTTGAGAGCTTTGCCTTCATGTACCAAGGAATTATATTATCTAGACGTTCGCCTCGTAATACATTATCTTTAAACCCAATTCTTGAATGATTTCCAGCTACTCCATTTATATAAACCATATTAAATACTTTCCCTAACTCATAAGCGAAAGAAGAGAGTAACTCAGCGATTTTTTGACTTTGTAAAATAGCATCCTCTCTATTCTGTAGCTGAACTGTTGGGTGAATATTTCCCGATATTAAATCTCCTAATAATAATAAATAGCAATCGTCAATTTTATGGAGTTGTTGCAATTCAATGATTTTATTTAAATAGTTTTGTAAATAAATCTGAATAACATTTTCATCATATTTCCCAAACCCATTATCTATATTTAGACCAAAGTGTATATCACTTAAACAAATAACCATAGTTTTATTATTTTGCATTTTTTCTTTAATTTCGTAATTTGGAAATAGATTTGTCTCTTGAATACACTTTTTCAAAAATCGTAAATCTTCTTCTAATCTTGCAGTTTCCCTAGCTTTTTTATTAATAGCTGTCCTAACATCTTGAAGTTTTTGTTTTTCTTTTTTTATCTCATATAATTTAAAAACATCAGGAGAAACCACTTTATCTTTTTCTTCTCTTCGCATACAATAATCATAAACTGCCGATCCGCCTAAAAAGGGAGAGGTAAAAGCTCTACGAACACTATCTGGTTGCCAAGGAAGATGATACTTATCTACAATTCTTTGCCAGTCTTTAGGGATAATTCCCTCTGCCATTCGATGACATTCATCCAACATTTCGGCATAGTCCTCAACAGTTAATCCAATATCATCTAACATTTCATAAAAATTATCGTATTTCATTATTCTTCATCCATTGGCTCATCTAATTCTTCGTTTTCTTTAACCTTGATAACTAATTCAATATCAGCTCCATCAAAATCTGAAAACAAAGTTTTTAAAGACTTCTCAGTATCATCTACAAAAATTGTACCTGCTGAACAGTCTAATACTCCTGCTGCTTTTAATGTTGTCGTAGTATTTTTTGTATAACTAAATTTCGCCATATCGCTTCTCCTTTCAATCCTCGTATGTATAGATAATGAGAGGATAATCCTCTCCATAATAATAACTACTATTATAACTAATAAAATCTGCCGCTTCCTCGGATGTCATATCATCATTATCAACAAGATATTCAATCATCTTGTTATAATCGTAAACAGCTTGATTGCTATTTGTAACTCCAACAAAAGCGGTATCATAAGATGGATCTTCAAAAATAATTACATCTTCAAAACCCATATCTAAAATCTTATCTACAACACTCATAATACTTCATCTAGGGGAATATCCACGTTAATAATATAATCAATAATTCCCTTTGCCTTTGCTTCTTGTGCGAAAAAATACTGCTCTCTATCTTTATTGTCTTCGTAATCGTCTTCTGAAATATTAGTATTCCCCACAACGAGATTCTTTGCAATCTCATCTAACCTATCATAATAACGCATAGTATCTTTAGCTTTATTAGCCGTATGATAAACTGCTTGAGTACCATCGTGCAATAAAATAGTACTATGCTCAAATGCGAAACGCTTCTCACAAGCAATTAAAAGATAGGCAGCGGCTGATGCCGCTAAAGAAAAAGCAACTCCGTATACTGGAGTTGTACTACTTCTAATTGTATCAATAAGATTCAAAGTACAAATCATATTCCCGCCCTCAGAATCAATAATTAATTTGATAGGCTTGCGTTTTTCTCTGGGAATATCTATGTCTTCTTTGTTCCACTGAACAATATGTAAAACAATATTTCTTAACAATGTCGTATCAAGTTCCTTATCAAGAATAATAATTCTATCATTATATAATAACGATTCAACTTCCTTATTTAAATCATTATCATCCAAAAAACCTAATTCACCCTGTAAAATATCCATTTAGTTTTCTCCTTTTATTCCATTTATAATAATTCGCATAATTCTGCGATTTTGCTTCTCCATATGTTCTGAAGCTGAACGTAGCCAAATTCTTCATGCCCAGAAAAAACTTCAATAACTCTTTTCAAACCATTGTTTGTCCCCTCAAAAACAAAAGAATCGACTTGCGATGTATAATCGCCCTCAATAATAATTTTTGCCTCGTCTGATACTCTGGTTAAACAAAGCTTTATTAAATCTATGGAAGTATTTTGACATTCGGTAATCCAAAGAATTTCATTGTCTCGTATCTCCATACCCCTAGCATCTGCCATAGATACCAAACGTAGCTTGTCTTGTTGAATAAGATAATCAATAATATAAGGGTCTCCAAACTTGGTAACAAGCACCTGACCAATACTATTTTGTAAACTTTTACTTAAACTGTCTCCAGAATAGTACCCCATATCTGATGCTCCTCTGGTTTTGGTAGGATTAAATAAAATAACCAATCTATCATACTTACCCTTTTCAATAAGATACATCACAGCCATAAGAGATAGAAGAGACTTACCACTTCCAGCCTTTCCACTAATCGCAGTCAGTTGATTATTTAAAATCGAATCAATTACACAGCTTTGATAAATATCTTTAGCTTTGAGTTTATCAAAATACATAGATTTAATATTCTTATTAATTATTCCTTGCCTGTGAGTCGTACCAGTCCATACTCGACAATCCACAACATCGTCAGAGGTTTTAATAATAAGATATTGATTTACTAACAAGTCATAAATATTTTCATCTAAATGGCTATAGAAATATGCCATCTCTTCATCAGACATTTCTTTTTCAATAAAACCCGTATATTCTTTTTTCTCAACAAGATTTAATTCATTACTAAATTTAGTTTTAAGATTAAATATTTTTGTTGCTATAAATCTTAGATTCACATCATCAGTTACAAAGATAATTGGAAAAGCATTAACAGAAGAAGCTGAAGCAACGATAATATTATCAGAAGTAGGTTCAAGCCCATGTTTTTCCAATTCCTTAAACACCTGTGATGCATAAGGTACTACATCATAATTAGTCTCGTTTTCAACGAGAAGACGTGCTACCTTTCTTGCTCTATATTTAATATCTGCATCTTTACGAGAATTATTTTTAATATCCTCGATTTCTTCGAGAGTTTTCTGTGATATTAAAAAATACTCCTCAAACACTTTAGAGTTTAAATTCAAAAGTGCGGAAGTATCTAAAAATAATGTATACAAATTATCACCTCAGAATAATACCATTTCTATATTCTTCTAATAATTTCATGCTCTTAGGAGATTCTGCCAAATACCACTTTTTGGCTTTGGCATGATGAGTTGTATTAATTACTGTAATATCACTACCTCTACCCTTAGACCTCAAATATAAAGCTTCGTTTTTATTAATTCTAACCAAATTAGTTTCCTCTTTTCATTATATATTTTGCATCTCTGCCTTTCGCATTAAGAATTTCTGGACGCATCCTTACTCTTCACACCTCCGTAGAAGCTGTCTTTCATGGACTATTCACAGAATACCAAGGGCATCGAAATAGCAGGAGTGGGATTTGAACCCACGTTCTTCAGGCTATGACCCTGACGAGTTAACCTCTTCTCCATCCTGCGAAGCTGGCAAAGGGACTTGAACCCATAACCTACTCATTACAAGTGAGTGGCTCTACCAATTGAGCTACACCAGCGTTTAATACGGCGACAGAAGGACTCGAACCTTCGACCCATTGGTTAACAGCCAATTGCTCTCCCAACTGAGCTATATCGCCACAACCCCCTCAGCGGGATTCGAACCCGCAATCTCCGCCGTGACAGGGCGGCGGATTAACACATTTTTCCCATGAGGGGATAGTTTAAGAGTGATATGGGATTTGAACCCATGGCATGCGGATTAAAAGTCCACTGCTCTACCAACTGAGCTAATCACTCAAAACCACACGCTGAGGTACCGCCCCTCTATTTTTATATTACCTACTTATATATAGTTATCCATGGATTCTACATACTTTCAGAGGCTATGCCTTCCATCTAATACTGGACGTGCGATATCGGCAGACTATTGCGAACTTGCCGTCTGCCAGGGCGTCTCCTTTGATTTCTCCTCGCAAAAAGCGGGATATGGCGGTGGGACATACCACCGCAATGTATAATCAGCATCCACATACTGGT